CCACGTATTGGTTCTCCCTCAGTGCGTCGATGGTCTTCTGCAATCGATCCTTCTGTTTTTGCGGTAGATTGGTGTAGAATTCTGCCATTACAATCTCGCTCTCTCGGCCACTATGGACACCTCATTGGTGACCCTGTTGATGCGTATGAAGCCTTCCGTGACTAATTTGGCCACGTCGGTAAGTGCCCTGCTCCTGTACACTGCCTTGGCTGATGTGCTGGAGGCCGTGTATTCGATGTCGCTCTGTGCTATGGTCAGTCCCTTCCTTGAGCCCACCAGCTTGTAGTATATGCCCGCCGCCACCTGATCCCTGGCGGACAGGTTGTTCTCTATGAGGTTGAAAGATTCCGTTGGGCTGAGGAAGTTGGTGGTGTCTATTACGGGATTGGAGATAACCCTGTTGTTCTTGTTGGTCCTGTCGTCTACCAGACCCTTGGCGCTGGCCAATGTTGCGCCCACGGCCACTGCTGCCACCGCGGCGTTGCCCACTGAGAAGTTGCCCACTGGATTGGTTATGGTGCCGGCCTGCTTGCCGATCTCGATCACGCCCTCTTTGACGATGCCCTTCAATTCTTCCTTGACCGCTGCCTTGGCCTTGATCTTCCTGGCGTTGTTGTAGGTGTTGACCGCAGTCAGTATGGTGCCCACGTTGAAATTGTCATTCTGTATGTCGCTGATCACGCTGCCTATGCCGTCCACGATTCCGCCTGGTCCAAATATGGAAGTGGTGCCCCTGCCCAGCACGCTAAGAGGTGATGGTTCCAGATCATAATGCACTGTGGCAAATCCCGGTATGCCCGTCCTTACCAATCCCACTCCATACAGCACCGTCTCATAGAATATCTGCATGGTGTTGCTCATTATGCCCGCGCCGTCGGCCTGGTCCATGTTGTCATGGCTGAACGATCCGATTATGGGGTTTACGAGGGTGAACGACGTGAATCTTTTCTTGTGCAGTGCGAATATGGTTATGTTCTTCAGGAATGGTTGCTTGCGCTTCTGTGCGTTGTCCATTCCGAACTGCGTCGACGCTGGCAGCAGATCGTATAAATTGTCCTTGGTGGTGTTTACCCCACCCGCGTTGGCCACTGACAGCGAATCTGCGATGTTGTATTCGTAGTAGGACTTCCAGAATGCGTTAACAGTGTCAGCGTTGTCATCATGGAAGGTGATGGTCACGGGCGCATACTGGATCTTGGTGCCCACGTAGATCTTCTTGTTGTACTGCTGTTTCTCTTCCAGGTTCATGTTGTATTTTGGCAGCTCGCAGCTCTTGACCAACATGTTGAGTTCCAATCTTTCATTGGTTGTGAATGCCCTGGCGGGCACCGTGTTGTCTATGTCAAACACCACATGGAATAGGAATTTCTGTTTGGGTGCCAGTTTGAAATTGTCATCTATGTACAACCTGCTGGCATGTCGGAAGTCTTTCATGCCCGGAAGACCGTTGCTGAAACCTGATAGGAAATTGTTAATGCTTGGCATACCCTATATTTATAGTCACAAAAAAAGCGCCGTTAAAGGCGCTTCTTTTGCTATAAACGAAATGTTAAATTATACTCCGCCGCCTGTGCTCAATGAGCCAATGGTTCTGGTCAATGCTGTGCCTATTCCTGTACCCTGTGGAGTCTGTATTGCGTTGTCATACCTGATTGATAGTGTTATTGTGACTGGATCAGATGTGGCATAAGCCAGTGTGTTGTAGTTCACTGAATTGACATAAGAGCCATAAAGTTCCCAAGTTTCCAATATTCCTGGAACAGATGCGCCATTGCCCCCGTCCAGCATCTCGATCCTGGTGGTGAATTTGTAGTCGATTCCCGATGCAGCCGAAGCCTGTTCAAAGAAATCAAACTGTTTCTGCACTTGCTCGCCAACCAATTTAGAAACAGAATTATTAACATCGTCTCTTAAATTTAATGTGATGGCTTCCCATGTGTGTTTGCCGGCTAGATAAACTTTTGAGTTGTAGACATCCAATGTCACATCATCAAAAGTCAAGTTGGGTCTTGTGACATCGATAACTTGCTTGGTCAGTTCCGATCTTGGAGTTGACACACCAAAATTTTCCAGTATCACTCTGAAACGATACTGGAGCTTGGGCATCAATAAACCTTGTGATGCTGAGCTCTGATCGTTTGCTAGTGGTACCGTAAATTTACTTAATGTTGAGATTGCCATATTTTTGTTCCTTTTTATTTACCGGGTATTAAACTCCCAAGTTCTCTATTTCTCCTGTGTTTTTGATCCTCAAAGGTATGTAGATAAACTCAACTGATTTCACAGGTTCAATTGCTATGTCCACATACAGTTCATTTCTGTCAATCCTTGTGGCAGTGTTGTTGGTCTCGTCACACACCACTAAGAAGTCAAACAATGCTCTCTGTCCCACTAGTTCCAACAGGAATGATTCCACTGCTGCTTTGATCTCGTTCCTGGTCAAAGAATCGTTTGGTTCAAATATGAACGGTTTGGCGATCCTGTCCAGTTGTGATCTTAGATAAACAACCAGCCTTGCCACGTTGATCCTGTCCAGCGCCGATGCTGTTGAAGTCTTGGTCAAGTTACCAAAGTTCAATATACCCGTGCCTGAGAAGAACGTGATTGGGTTGATTTTAGCTGTGTGCATGCTGTCTCTCACAGACTCTGTCAAAGAGATCTGTTCAAACTCTCCTGTGGCACTGTCGATGTATCCTACTGAAGTTGCGTTGTCCACGATACCTCTACGTGTACCAGCCGGTGCGAACCATGGGAATCCCACGTTGTCATTGTTGGCCAATACTCTAAGCATCATGTGGCTTGGGGGAACAACGATAGTGTTTCCTAGGTTGTCCGTGGTTCTTCCTGATGGATAAAACACGCCCAGGAAGTCACTTGCGGTGACCAGACCTTCTTCGCCATTGTCCGCTGCCTGCGCAGTGTTATTGGCCCAGTTGGTTATGGCTGTGCTGGTGCCCGTTAATCTTAATGGAGTGTCGCCCACGACGAACGCCGTGTTGTTTCTGTCTGTGTTAAGGTTGACCAATTCAGCTATCACTTCGGGATATCCAGGACATGCTATGATGTTGAATCCCCTCTGGTCTTCTCTGATGGCTTGGTTGGTGTTGATCTCTGCTTTAAGTTGTTGTACAACAACCTGTCTCACTGCTTTCCTTCCAAATGTTCCTGAACCATTTGCGTTGTTGGCGCTCTTGGTCACCCACCTGTCTTTGAAATAAGTGGCAACAGATTCATTTGACATCCTTGTGTTTCCTTTTCCTGAAGATCCAGAACCTGGATAAGTGGTTGTGTTTATGTGGTTGTCTCTGTATTCTTTCACGTTGTAGCCCGATCTCCTGGTGTTGAACAACAGGATCTCTTGTGGGAACAGTGCTGGATTTGGTGCGTCCGGATCCAAGAAGTTGTCGGTCAACAATAATTTTATTGAGCTGTCTGTGGGTGCGCCTCCCGCCGAGCTGGAATCTGTCTTGGTTGCATTTGTGTTGCTTCTCGCATCCGCAAAAACTATGCCCTCTTCCGTGGTCTGGTCGGTGTTGTCAATCAACACAAAGTCCGCTCCGTCGGTCAATCCTGTGTCGTATCTGTATATCCTTGGGTAGTTCTCAAGATCGCTGGTGTCTATCCATAGGTCACCTTTAACAAGTGCAGTCCCATCTGACTGAGTGGTAGGTTTGGTTGCCGAGAATTGAGGACCGTTGGGATCAGTGGTTGACAAAGATGTGCCACCAAATGTTCCGTTTTGGTAGCCAACAAAAGTTGTTCCGTTGTGTACCATGATGTCGGCTTCTAAATTTGTGTTGTACCATAATGTACCGTTTGCTGGTTCGTTGCTAGGTTCTGAAGTGGAAGCTGTGTAGCTTAGACGTCTCCAGTTAGAAGCAACAACCAAGTTGTTCAATGTAGAATCTTGAGGATACACTGTGGAATCTTCCGCTGTCCCAGCCGGTGTGTCATACAAGTTGTCCACCAATGTTGTAGAATTAGTTGTGTATGTGCCATAGCTGTGTGCATTGGCAGCACCAAAACCCGCGTCTTCCAGGGCCGTGCCTGAATTGGTGTTGAACATTCTGAACTCTCCACCCAGTGCATGTGTCATCCTTATCGCACCAGTTGAAAGTTTAGTTGCAGATACGTTGGTCAATCCCGCAGCGCTTACAGCGGCCACGAAAGCATCAGCATCTGTGCCTGCCAGAGTAACTGTTACTCCTGCAGCCAGACCAGACTGAGCTTTTTTGGATTCTTGAATTTTAAAAGTGTGTCCACTTGTAAATGTGGGTGATGTGGTGTTGGAAGTGATTGTTGTGGCACCACCTTGGTATCTAAAGATTTGGAAATCTTGCAAGGCCAATGTTGTGTCGCTGGAGTCATCTCCCGGATGTTGGTCATATTGTTCAGTGACGTTGTATTGTGTGTAGAGATCACCTGTTGCTAATCCTGTTCCACCGTTGACGGGATCCAATCCATAGATGGCTGAATGATTGTTGGCATACAATGGTGCGTCCACTGTGGAGAAAGCTCCTGTGCTGGAGCTGTATATCTTGACCACTATGTCGGCGCCATCATTTGGAGTGGTGGTCTTGAACCACACAGATCCATTAGCCGCGTCTAATTCTGCTGTCTTCCAAAGAGGTCTCGCTGTGTGAGCGGCCTGTGCGAAGAGAGCTTGGGTTCCCTGTGCGTCTACCCATGCTTGGCTGCCTACCTGCACCCAAGTGTTTGAAGCTGTCTTGTAATACGTTTTGTTGGTCACGTGTGTGGTGTTGATAGCATAGTCATCTATTGAGCCGATGGAAGTTTTTGGAGCTCCTGTAGATACTCCACCAACTAAGTCGTCCACTGACGTGATGATGATTGGGTCTATCTGCGTGAATGCCTGATCGGTCCTTGACCACTCAAACAATCCAAAGCTGGTAGATGAAAGATCAAACCAGTAGGTGCCGTTTGTTGGTGCCGCTGTTGGAGCGTTTGCGCTGCCGGCAAGTTCTGCAAGGTCCACATTGGCCCTTAATACGAAAGCTCTGTTGGCAATGCCCAGGAATGAATAAGCTGCTTGCAAGCCGTACTCGTTCAGCTCATAACCATTCAATGAATTGCCTGATGAATCTCTATAGAATTTTGGATCTCCAAAAGTCTCTGTGAGTTCTCTCTGTGAAGAGATCAAAAATACCGAATTGGCGTTGGCGGCCTGTGTGCCTGATGCTGTGCCAGATCCGGCGCCGTTTAATTTGTCCTGTGCAGTGGCAACAATCAATAGTGGTGTTGTGCCTGCGTCTGATGGTACGTAGAAACTCTCATTGATTACTGTGACTTCTACGCCTGGTGATGTTAATGCCATTTTTTAGTTCTCCTTGCAAGTATAACTAGACTTATTTATTGTTCTGCAAGGTTTTTACGGCGTTATCTTGACAATTTTGGTGCCTATATAGGGCACGTAAATACTGTTATGAAACGACCGCTGTGCAACACCTGCAGATCCAGGCCTAGGTCCTATGGCTATCGCAAGGGCATCAAGATCTATTGGCGCAGCCAGTGTGACGCCTGCATACGTAAACAGAAGAACCTCAGGGTCAATGGCCCCACACGATGGTTCCTTTCGGGCTATCGCAAGCGCAACCGCTGTGAGCTGTGTGGATTCAAATCCGTGCATGAATCACAGATGGATGTGTTCCATGTGGACGGCAACAAGAACAACGTTTCTGTGTATAATTTGAAAAGCATCTGCGCCAACTGCCAGCGCCTAAAGAGCACGCAGGATCTGGGATGGTCTATTGGTGATCTGGAAGTAGATTCC